CTCTATCTCTATGTGCAACGTGTGTCGCTACATAAGTACAAGCATTCAATAAATCCCAATATGTATTCATATTATTATTTAAACAATACCTTGTAAAGTCTTCCATATATTGTTGTGGAATCAGTTTAGCCATATCAACTAAATGTTTACCTCTTAACTTAGTTTTTGTTAGTCTTGGAAATTCTGTTTCAAACATTTGAACTAACATAGAAACTGTATCAGTAATAGTACTATCTATTTGATTAATGCTAGTATTATTATTCTTATGTACAGCTTTCTTTTTTGTTAAGACATTACCAATTGTCAATCCATTCAAGCATACAAGCCTAAATGCACCACCCATAACATTAACAGATGTGCTACCATCGTAACTATTTGCTACTATTAATTGTGGATTTATTAAATCACCTTTCTCAACCTTAACTTCGGTTTTAGGAAAATTCCATTTCCAAATAGCTTTTGAACCATTGGAAAATGTTCTAGCTTCTGATAATTCAGCACCAGAACCTTTTAATACTTTTTGAACTTTATCAACAACTGATTTGTTGTCAACTACTTTGTATTCATCAGTCATACAAGACAATACATCTCCTGTATCTTCTCTTATGATGAATTTATGACCTGTACCAGCTACTAAAGTTCTTTTTTTACCTTCAGCTTTCATAAATGTTGCTGGAACTTCTTTAACTGGAAATAGAGTCTCCTCCATTGCTACTATAGACATCTTTATACTCTCCTCTTTCTACTTTTACTTTCTTTGGTGTTCTACCAAACTTTTTTATTTCGTTTTCTAACATCTTATCTTCATTTTCATATCCAGATATAATCATCTGTTTTAAATATGCAAATCCTTTACCTTGATACACGTGTTCACTTATATTGTATTGATGAATTGTTCTCGTTACAGATATAGCTGGTATCTGAGATATTGCTTGCAGGAAATAGAATGTTTTTTGATTATCTTTATCAGAACTAATGTTGCTGCGAATTAATTTTATAACTCGTTTCAACATTTTTTGACAGATTGAACCGTCTCCTCTTTTTTCCAAGAGAGAAATGATACGCTTTGTTGGATTGTACTTTCTTCCCGTTTCGTGTCCACAAGCCTCGCATTTCATTGTTCCTCCACTAATGTACCAGCTGACCAACTATGTTTTCCTTTATAATAACTTTCGTTAGTTTTAAAGTGATGACTATCTGGTATACTGTACACCATTACTTCTGCATTAATACCAACGCTCAATAAAACACCTTCTGTTCCATTTTGATTAAATCTTGCACCTGGTTTTAATGTTCTTATTTCTACTTTTTTACCCAATTGTAACCTCTCTACTTTCAACTAGTTTTTTCATTCTTCTTTTAGCTGCTACATTTTCCATTATACCTTCAAAATCTCCTTGCAATCTAGCTAAAGGTTCTTTCATAGTACCGTTTAATGTAGTATTTCTTAGTGTTTCAATCATAAGATTCAGTTCACTATCTGTTATTTTTAATGTAATTACTGCTTCATTCATTTTCTTTTTCCCATTCATCTTTCACAATATAATCTATCATATCTTTTGCGCTGGAACCTATTTCTAAGTTAATTTTTATACGTTGTATAATTTTATTCCAGACAGTATTAATACGCAACAATTCTTGTGCTTGTTTAAGTTTATCCAAAATTCCTCCTTATATATGCGGACTTAGTAGCCAACCTTTCTACATTGATTTTCCATGGAACTACGGATTTCACGTAGATTTAGTCCTGGACCACAATGCCGAAACAAGTCCGCATATAATTTACTAATTTAAGACTAGAAAACAAAGAGAAATAGTAAACCCACTGACTTATTTTACTTGTTTTGTACGGTGGAGTTGCGCTACCATAGAAGCTTTCTCTTTATTTTCCAATATTATAAGCTGAGTGCCTACAAATCTAGTAGATAACCGAATGTTTTAAACTAGACGAGGCACCGCCGCTTGGTTAATTACCATTTAGAATGGTAAATCATCAACACTTACTTCATCTGAAGATAATTTATCTCCGTCATCCCACTTAAATACATTAGTTACTTTAAGTGATTTACGTTCTTTACCTTCTGAATTAGTAAATGAAGTTTCTTTTAATTCAATTAAACAAGGAAATCCTACAACATCCTTTTCTTCTACTTCAGCTAGTGTTGTATCTCCAGCATCATTGCTTGGAAATGCTACGCCTAACCCTTCAAAGAACTCTTTGTATCTTCTGTTCTTCCATCCTTCACCCTCTGCTGGGCTAGGAGTCAACCAAACACCTTTATCTACACGATATGTGTTTCCTGATACAAAACCAGCACTAACAACATCACCTGTAGGTACATAATTACCATTAGAGTCTTTAGTTAGTTTTGGTATTTCAATTTCCTTTGCTTCTTCTGCAACTTTAAAAGTAAGATTAAATACAATGCTACCATTATATTCATTTGATTCAAACTTGCTTACGTGTGCAGGATAAGTTCCTTCTGCTACTGGTACAAATCCGTCTTCTTTTTCGTTGTATGTCGCTTTAGTTTCTTTCATTTAGTCTCCCCTTCAGTGTACTTTTCAATTACTTGGTTAACTTCCATTTTAAGCTTAGTCATTTCTTTAGAATACTTAGCTCCTTTTAATCCCGCAAAATATAACATAGGTGATACCCAAGTGTTATCTCCTGTTTTAACATATCTACGAGTTGTGCCTCTACCTGCACTAATTAGACCATCATCTTGCATTTTCTCAAGGTCTTCTTGTGTAAAGACACCATCTTTTACAAGCTCTTCTGCTTGTTTAAGTGTAAGTTTACCCATTTTCATCCTCCATAGGTTCTTCAATACTATAGGACAAATAACTTTGATTAATATTTAAATTAATATGTTCATTGTTTGTTTTCATAACAAATGTTAGCATTGGCTTTCCATGATATAATTTAGTTCCTGTAAATATTGCATTACGAAACTCTTTACCGTCATTTACTCCAATAGTATAACTATTATTTGTCTGATATAGTTCGTCTCTATAGTTTTCTTTTGGTTTATTTATTTCACTTAGTTTCATTTAGACGCTCTCTTTTCATCAAGTTCGTCTATGGCTTTTTTTACTTTATCCGCTTTACGCTTCAATTTCGCAAAAGCCGCTTTATAGTTAGCATCATTAATTGTTTCGTCTCCAATTTGTGCAACTATTTTAGCCTCAAACTCTTTATCGCCTATAATAGCAAGTAAATCTAACATTGATTTGTATTGCTCTTTATTCAACGCATCTGGAGGTTGAGGTAAATCTTCACCAGCATAGATATACAATCCTAATCCGTGTAATGCTATTGCTTTTGCTAAACAACGTTGTATTGAATTGTTTATTTGAAAAGCATTAGGTTCAGCTACAGTTTTATTCATGTGGTCTAATACTGGATGTACTTGTGTTCTTCTTACTGAATCTATACTTACTGTTACTTGTACAAATGCACCAGCTTCAGTACGCATATAAGGTGTTTCTAAACTATTATCAAAGAAGGTATGTACCTCCCAAGTAGCTTTAGGAAATTCCTCAAGTAATACTTTTACAGCCCAAGCCCAAGAAAGATATGTAAATTTACCTTTCTTTTCTGTATGCTCACTTACATCTATTTTACTTAATACACTAAATGCACTCATTTAAATCCCCCCATCTTTCATACAAATTGTCAAAATTTTTCATAATTTGTTTCCAAGTAACTTTATCTAAGTTTGCACTATTTCTAGCTTCAGGACTATACATATTATGTTGTGCATCTTGTCTAACTTCAAGAAATGCTATCCATTCGTCTTTGTATATTTTGTTTATTGGATTGTTATCTTTTCCGTCTCCAACTATTGCATAATTATCTTTTAACATATTGAAAACCCTCCTGATTGTTCTGCAAACTCAGCAAAGTGTTCTATGTTATCTCTGTTAATAGGATAACTAGCTGCCCAATTTCTTTCTTCAAGCAATTCATCAAATTGTTTCTTCAAATCTTTAGGATAATTCATAGGAACAATGTCCTCGTCTCCCGTCATTGTTATAGCAATTTTATTTAAAGCTTCTTTTTGTTCATTAAGCTTTTCATTATCTTTTTTTGCTTGTTGCATAGCTTTTGCATGATTATCAAGATATTCTTGAGTTTCAGGAGTTTCTAAAGCTTCCTTTAATCTTTCAGCTATTGCTACTGCTTTATCTTCAGTAATGACATAGTTATCATTGTAACATCCAGCATTCATGTCATCTTCTGTTAATATATCTTCACAATGTTCACAAGTGAATGTCCATAAAGGTCTCCACCACCAAACATTATTTCTAAAATAATTTCCTGGATTATTAGTTTCCCATTCATCATTTAATTTCCAATACTCATCATTAAGTCCTTGTTTTTCTCTAAGTTCATAAGACATAGCACATAACTCTTCATATCGTTCGCTCTTCTTATCTGAAAAGGCTTTTACTACTTGCGGATTTTCTCCATATAAATCGAATCCCATTTGTTATTCCTCCAACTTTCTTTGTTTGATTTGTTTTACTATCATTTCTGTTACTTGTTTACCTTTATCAGCAAACATTAATCTAATCCTTGTAGGCAAGACTATATCGAAATTACAAACTGCACAACATCTACCATCATTAATAGGTTCTGCATTATGTCCATAAGGGTCGTCATGCTCCTGTCCACATATACTGCATTCTAGTTTCATTTAGTTCCTCCGTATTATATAGTTTAGATACTATATAGACCAGGACAATATTTGCCCTGAAATTCACAATACTTACATTCCCAATTATATACAGGAACATTAGCGCTACCTGGCTTTAACTGCTCAGGTTCATTGTCTACCTTCTCTTGCACTTCATTAAGTTCAGTCCAGTAGTCAAATGCTTCTTCTATGTAAAAGTCAGATATTTTTTCTTCTCTCATCATAGAACTATCTTTATTATACCACATTATAGATAAGTTTACATCAGTAATATCATATTCATTACCTAAACCCATTCCATAAGTAGCTAATTGCAATTCATAGTTAATTGAAGGATTCTTGTCTGGATTTCTACCAAACTTCATTCTCCATTTCCAAGCTCCTGCAGTCTTTATATCATACACGTGTATACTATCTGTTTGTTTGTCTACAACTCCTACATCCAAATGTCCTACTACGTTGAGTTCAGGCATCTCTATGCGGTGTTCTGTAACTACATCTAAACCTTTAGCTTTATAATCTACAAATGCTTCTTCAAAGTCTGCGTGCACTAGAGTTCCAAGTCTTAATAATCTATTAGATTTTTCATCCATTGGTTCTAGTGGTAAGTCTTGAGTTCTATGTAATTGCTTTCTAAAACAACTACCAGCTGCACTAGCTGAGAACCAACCACGATGTTCTGAATATTTTTCTCTATTCTTATGTCGTAGTTTTTCTAAGTAATCGTTATATATTTTAGGTATATTTATCATTGATTCCTCCGACTACAATATAAACATATTTCAGGTTAAATACAACACCTATTCAGGCTAAGGCTATCGGGACATTTTTGATAATATCAATACAAGGAAATATTATTAAATCGGATGAATACACGACCATCCTAGTCCCGTGCCTAATTATTATACAATCCTTCTATAATTATAAAATAGTTTATCATTATTTTCAGTATCTAGCATGACATATTTACCAAAGTTTGCTTCTTTGTGTTGTATTCTTTTAGTATCAATATCAAAACCTTCTTCTCTAAGTCTAAATATAATAGCACTTAGCCTTGTTGCACGATAATGTTCAAACGCATCTAAGCTTGTAATGTTTCCATAAGTTTTTAAATGCCTTAATATTTTTAATGTCTGAGTATTCTTTTTAGTATAAAACATTAGTTCCTCTCAATCTTAATAGTTATTCTTTTCTTAAAGAATGAACGAGTGTCTTGCATTAATCTAACAAGCCAATGTGTTCTTCTGTAATTATTTAAGCCGCTCAATATAGCTACAGCCTTGGGATTATTATTAACCTTATAACCGTAAGGATGTGTGTATTCCCATTCACCATTTTCTTCGTACTCTCTATTAACTCTATTTCTATATTCTACCATCTCAAATTTGTTCATCATTTTCCTCTTCTTCTTTCTTTTTAGTTTGTGATAAGTATTTCATTTTACTTCTACCTTTAAGAACAATTCTACTTCTCCAGTCAAACGCTTCTAAGTATTTAATATGTTCTTTATAATCTTTAACAACTTGACAATTAATATCAGAACTATTGTCAAAGTTACTTAATAAGTCTGGACTAAGCTTGCTATATTTACTTTTGATTATATATCTTTTTCTAGCTTCTATAATCTTTTGTTTCTTATCATCAGCTTCATCATACTCTTGTTGCCACTTAACTAATAAAACACATTCTGCTACATATTTATATTTAATTCTAAATCTTTTTAAATCTCTATAATGTTTAGGCTCGTGTTTAAATCTTTTATCAATATTATAAATCTTTTTTATGTCTTTTCTACTACGTTGATAATGATATTTACATAGTTTGAGCTTCTTATTATATCTTTTATTCTTACAATTCTGTTTACTACAGTTATATGTCTTCCAATCTCTTTTCTTCATATCTACCTCTTTTCTACTTTGGTTTATTATACAAATATTAAAATACGTCTATAGTAGGATTACGCATTGGGAAGCTATCCCCCTACAATACCTATATGATACATCTGCGCGTTTCGCATTTTGTAGGTATCTTGATTGACATAGGTTTGCTCAGTCATTTGACCATTGCCTAACTACTCAGATATACATTAGATATCTAATTGCCTCAAGGTGGATTATGCATGATGTTACATTGTTATCCACTAATATAGCCGTATTCTAATTCTTTAAATTAAAGGGACAAGACGAGGTAAATGAGATATACTACTAACTGATATTAAGTAGAGTCTCGCCCCTTAAATATTTAATCGTGTAATTCTAATAACATTCTTAAAGCTTTGATACGTATTTTTAAATCTTTATCGGTTATATTATTAATTAATAACCTACGCATCTTTAAATCACTCATAGATATTCCATAGTATTGTTTATATAGTATTCTATAATCACTAAACAATCTATCTCTACGTTCATATCCTAATTCATAATAAGTCATATTTACCTCTTTTCTATTTATCTAGTTTATCTAATTTATCTAATGGCTACACTTATACATTAATGCCTGGATTTACATGTTCGATTTGTGCAAATATTTCATTCGTCTTACATCTCCCGTAACTGGACTTAAGCACCCTGTGCTAAATCTAAGACTCTTTACGTTTCAACTACTTCACATAGTCTACGAACGCCCATAAGAGGTATAAGCTTCACCTAATTTTAACCAGAATAGATATCCCTTACGGACACTAACGCCCACGTCTGGGAATTGTGGAAGGCCGCTAAGCCTAAAACCCTATCCTGATTAAACTTTAATTCTCTATTTTCTTTAGCCCTTCAGTTACGAAAGGCTATGACTCTCTTAATAATCTTTAAGAAAGTGTAGGACTACATCAATCATAGTCCAGGTATCAACATTATCATCTGGGCATAACCCGCTCAAACGATAATACCACATACCATTGCCCTCGTAGCTTATCCTAAGATAAGGACCACTTAAGGACTTCTCTAATCGTATATACATACATACCTCCATGTAGTTTATAGGTTAAAGTAATTCTAATTCTAGTTTATCCCCATGTTATACACATATCTCTATATATATAGGGTGTTATATCTCTATGTATCTACATTATATCCACATATTATACACATATTGCTATGTATTCTACTGTAATTAATGGATGGAAGTGTAAAAAAGAGTAAGAAAGGGAGTTTCTGTTTCAGGTACTCCCTAGACCTAGACGATTAGTCTTTTGGTGTAAGTGCATCAACTAAAGTCTGAACGCCTGATAATAGCGCGTCTAACTTAGCATCCGTATTAGAGCTAGCTCCTGGAGCTGTGAATCCAGACTGACCTGCAACCTGTGCTGCATACTGTGGGTCTTTCATCAATGACTCATGTACTTGTGCTTCAGACTCAAACTGAAGTAAGCTTCTACCATCTTGTATAATCTGATAGTTCTGTACTTTAGTTCTTACACCAGCCATCTTAAGCCTAGTGTTAGTCTGAATAGCTGACCTTACGTGTTCTATAGTATTACTCATTGATTTCTCCAATCATTTGATTTTCAACGTAAATTCATATATCAACAACCACAACTTAGGGGGTAGGGTGTGTGTATGTAGGGCTACTTCAAAATCCTACAATTTTTTGTTGCAAATAACATGGGGTATGCTTAGATTAGATGTAAACAAAGGAGTCTGTATGACGATAACTAGTAAAGATTTAAAAGGTGGCGGTGGTTTAACTGGAGTAGCTAGAAAAGAAGCAGAAAAAGCCCAGATGAATCAGAAGCTACTTGAAAATGCTATAGCGCAGGTTCAAGAAAATTTAAAGAAAAAGAAAGAACCAAAGAAAAAGAAATCTACATAATCTACTATATCTACTAGTATCTACTATAGCTACGTAGACTGCTCAAAGATAAAGTGTTTTGTAGTACAAGTCAAGGAAAAAATGTATGGGTACATCAATAAATTGGTTAGCAAGACTATCTCAAAAGGACCAGGAACGAATCTTGGGACATATTGAGCGCTTGGTTAAGCTAGAAAGGAAGTTGTCTAAACAAATCTTAGAAGATGAAGAGATGACAATGGAATATGTAGAAAATGATGGCGATGCTGACGAAGGAATCGAAAGTGTACCCATAGAAATTAATGGAATTAAACATTGGGTTCATAAGGATGTTATGTATTTGATTGAATCCTTGCATAAACAATTAGCGAAGCAACGTGGAAAGTAGAAAAATTAAACATACAAGACATTACGTTTATGATACAAACAAAGAGTTTATGAAGGACCATCCCAAAGGGATACTTCACTCCGAATGGAGAGATGCAAAGGAAGGTGATTGGGTAAAGAGTGATGATGGTCGTATTGTTCAACTTCTTAAAGTCTCCGAAAATCTATCGCATCCAAAAGATTCTAAAAATTATAAACAATCTAAAGGCTATGTAAGAACTGTAGTTGGCACATTTATCAACTCTAAGAAAACTTACATGGACACAGACTTTGAAAAACACCCAAATCGCTACACATTTAGCACCAAAATCAAGAATACTTCTTCTAGGGTAAAGGAGAGGTCCAATTGTACAAACAGAGAAAAAATTTTCGCCACGAGCGTGGCAGTAGGAAAAGATGCTGTGAGTGCTTATATGAAAGCATTTACTGAAAAAAATCGTAACACGGCTAGGAAAAAAGCTGTAATTTTACTTAAACAGGAGCGAGTAATGACTGAAATAGAAAAAACTTCAAAAGAGATAGCTAAAGAGCTAGGTATTGACCATTCATACATATTAGGTTCTTTAAAACAACTAGCTGATACAAGCGAAGACGAAAATATAGCGTTGCAATCCTTAAAAGAACTAGGAAAAGCAATCGGTACATTGGGTAATCAAGTTAAAAAAATAGAAACTGGAGTCGTAGGTATGTTCCAAGGATTTAGTCCAGACGAAATCGAAGGAGCGTCAAGAGCTATACTACCAGAAACAACTTCCGAGGAGGAAAGCAAATGATATGTCCACATTGTAGTAGTATGTTGACAAAAAAAGAAGGTAAGAAAAGAAACAAAGATACTGTTAAGCAACAATTTAGCTGTAAGTCTTGCGGTAAATGGTTTTCTATTCCTATTCCTTCTAATGTAAAAGAATACGACAAGAAACACATTGAGCCAGGAAAGTTATTTCAAATAAAAAGCGATGAAAAATTACGTGTACACGGATTAACTGATATACATGTTGGAGCTCACGAGTTTGACTTAAAGAAATTTCAGGAAGCAATTAAAGTTATATATGAAGACCCAAACGCACGATGGTTTGGTAACGGAGATATGATAGAACTGATTCCCCCTAATTATAACATAAATCAACGAGGACAGGCAATTCCACCAGAAGAACAATATCTTTCGTTCTTAAAGCTTGTTCAACCCATACAAGATAAGTGTTTATTTATAAGAGGAGGGAATCACGACTATCTAAGAAGTTTTAACATATTAGATTTTGATGTATGTAAGACTTTAGCAAGTGAAATGGATGTTCCATATTTTAGATTGCCTGGATACGCACAAATCACTATTGGTGACAAAGATTGGTTTCTTGTTAGTGGACACGGAAAAAGTGGAGCTAAAAACGGAGACACAGAATTAGATAAAATGGCTTCGGTTTATTCTGATGGCGATGTATACTTTTTAGGACATAATCATCAGTTGTATTGTAAGCCAATTGATTCATTGACAATAGAAGACGGAGAAGAAAGTCTAAAACGTAAATGGTATGTAAGAGGAGGGTCGTTCCTCAGATACGCAGACTATGCTCGTTATAGCTTTTATGGGATTCAACGTACGGGTTGGATTACTATGGAATTTACTAAAGATAGAATAAATTGTTGGGAGAACTAAAATGGCATACGGAACAGGAACTACAAAAAAAAAGAAAAAGAAAAAGAAAAAGTAAATGAAAAGATTACTGCCTCAAGCAAAAAGAACTAACGGAAAAAAGAAGACTCGTCAGGGTCAAAGTAAAAATACAAAGTTTGGAAATAAGCTTAGTCCTAAGCACTATAAAAAAAGAAAGGTAGGTCAAGGTGGCTAAAATAAATAAAAAAACATTATCTAAACATGATTTAGTAAGAGGAATAAAAGAACTTACTATGCAATTGCAAATGTTGCACAGTCATGTAATGTTAATGGATAGCGTCTTAGATAAATACATACGTATGAATAAAGACGAAGATAAATTAAAAAAATACATGGAAAAAGAATCTAAAAAAGATGCACAAGATACAGAACATAAGCAAAGCGGAAGAAGCACTTCAGTTAGCAAGTAAGGATATGATTGCTTTTGGTAAATTATTTTTACCAGACGATTTTATGCGAAGTGAAACACCTCCATTTCATTACGAGATGGCTGATGCTATTGATAACCCAGAAGTAAAACAATTAGCGGTTATTTTGCCTCGTGGTCATGGAAAAACTGTGCTAACTAAATGCTCGATTATCAAAGATTTTTGTTTTTGCCCTAAAGACGATATGCTATTTTATGCGTGGGTGTCTGCAACGCAAAAGCTTAGTACTGGTAATATGGACTATATTAAATACCACTTTGAATACAACGATAAAATCAAATATTATTTTGGTAATTTGAAAGGAAAAAAATGGACAGAAGAAGATGTGGAGTTAAAAAATGGATGTAAACTCATTAGTAAATCGAATGTTGCGGGAATTAGAGGTGGTGCTAAACTACATAAAAGATACGACCTTATCATCCTTGACGATTTTGAACACGAAGCTAACACTATCACAGCTGAAGCAAGGGCTAAAAACAGTAATCTCGTTACTGCTGTTGTTTATCCTGCTATCGAGCCTCATACTGGTAGGCTTAGGGTTAACGGTACTCCTGTTCACTTTGATAGCTTTATCAATAATCTTATCGTCAACTATGCTCGTCAAGGAGAAAATCAAAAAGATTTTGCATGGAGAGTAATTACATATAAGGCTATATTGCCCGATGGAACTTCTTTGTGGCCAGGATGGTTTCCATTAGAAAAGTTAGAAGAGAAGAAAAAATTCTACCAAGATAGTGGAACTCCTTCTAAGTTTTACCAAGAATATATGATGCAAGTTCAATCAGAAGAAGATTCTATTTGGACTCAAAAACATATAAAATATTGGGAAGGTTTTTATGAATATGATGAAAACGATAAAATGGGTTATATAGTTAATGACGGAGATAGAACTCCAGTTACTACTTTTATTGGTTGTGACCCAGCTACCGATATTGATACTAAAGAATCTGATTTTAGTGTAATAATGGTTATTGCAGTTGATGCAAATAATAATCGCTATGTTTTAGAATATGAAAGACATCGTAGTATTCCTACATTAGGAGCAAAAGACAACAATGGTAAAATATTTGATAAGAAAGGAGTAGTAGATTATATTATTGAATTGTACAATAAGTATCATTGTAGTAGCGCAACAGTAGAAGATGTCGCTATGAATCGTAGTGTATTCCAAGCACTTAATGACGAAAGGAGGAGAATTAATCGTTATGATATTAGTGTAATTCCCGAAAAACCAGGAGGAACACAAAAAAGAAATAGAATTTATTCAGGTTTATCTGGTATCTTTAGTGTAGGTTCTTTATATTTTAGAGAAAATATGTTTGATTTAATTAACGAAATCATTACATTTGGACCAAGAATGGCTCATGATGATACAATTGAGGGACTATATTATGCTAATTTACACGCTTTTCCCCCTAATTATAAACAAAATGGGACAAAAGATAAACCAAAATGGTATAAACCTAAAAGAAAAGCTAAAAATTGGTTAGTTGCTTAATGTGGAAAATATTTAAAGACGAAAACGAATATAACGAAAAGAATATCATAGGATTTCTTTCATTTACACTTATGTGCGTATTTGGTATTGTTGATTTAGCTATGGGAATTATTGGAATTGAACTTATGGTTAACGACTATATTTACAATTCATTTGTTTGGGTTACACTTGGTTCATTTGGAATTTCAGCATCAGAAAAAACTTTTAAAAAATAAGGAATAAGTTATGCCACAAGTAGGAAATAAAAAATATCCATATACAAAAGAAGGTATTCAACAAGCTAAACAAGATACTGCAAAATATGGAATTACAGACCAAATGGCAGATGAATGGTTAAAAAAGAATCCAGTAAACACAAAACATGGAGGGTACATAAAAAGAGATACTGTTCGTGAAATGATGAAGGATAGTCAATCTATGAAACCAATAACTGTTACGCCAAATGATGGGCAATTGCCTAAAGGGCTGCAACACGATATGTCAAAAGAAAATGTGTTTGCGCATCAAAGAGATTTAAAAAAATTGGGTTTTTACGAAGGAGAGCTAGATAGTATTTGGGGACCAAAATCTCAAGCTGCTTATGAAATGTATCTTAAAAATCCTCCAAAAACTAAACAAGAACTTTCAGTAGAAAAGTTGAAAAGCGGTGGGGCGTTTGGTAAACAAGGAAAACGTATATTTGACTATATAAAAAGTTTAAGAGATTAATAATGCCAAGTTTTGGAAAAAAATCACAAGAAAAATTAAATACTTGCGACCCAAGATTAGTAGAACTATTTGAAAGAGTAGTTGAAGATTTTGATTGTACTGTTTTACAAGGACATAGAGGTCAAGCAGAACAAGATGCATTATTTGTAGAAGGATTTAGTAAATTAAAATATCCAAAAGGAAATCATAACAAATACCCTTCATTGGCTGTAGATGTAGCTCCGTATCCTATAGATTGGAAAGATAGAGAGCGATTTACATATTTTGCTGGATTTGTAATGGGTATTGCAGCTTCAATGGGACTTAATATTCGTTGGGGTGGAGATTGGGATAGAGATAAAGATTTAAAAGATAATAACTTTGATGATTTACCACACTTTGAAATAAGGGATTAATATGGCTAAACGAGGAAGAAAAAATAAAGCTGACGTAAATAAGCATTTGTTTCAAAAAGCAAATAATTATTTTAGAAAAAAATGGTTTACCGATTCTCAAAAAGGTATGGATTTTTATCTGAACGAACAATTATCAGCAGAAGAATTAGAAGATTTAAGAAATGGAGGTATGCCTGATTTTATTATCAATAGAATAACTCCAGCTATTGATATTATGAAATTTTTTATTACCGCTAACAATCCTAGATGGCAGGCGATTGGAGTAGAAGGTTCAGACGCTGATATTGCTCACGTACATAGTATGATTGCTGAATATTGTTGGCATTTATCAAATGGTAAAAGTTTATTTGGTCAAGTAATACAAGACTCTTTAGTCAAAGGAGTTGGATATTTTAGAGTAGATGTAGACCCTAATGCAGACCAAGGAATGGGAGAAGTTATATTTTCTACTATAGACCCTTACGATGTTTATGTAGACCCTCTTAGTAGAGATTTTTTATTTAGAGATGCTAACTATATAATTATACAAAAAAATCTTTCTAAAAGCTCTTTAATGCAAATGTTGCCTCAATTTAAAACAAAAATATCTAAAGCTTCAGGTTCAACAGAAAGTAAACAATACAGTCTTAGAGATGTTCATGAATCTGAAACAATATTGCCAGGAGACGTAGAGAATGAAGCGTTTAAATTAGATGGAGAGCAAGATGAAATCTTAGACTATTATGAAGTTTATAGTAAAGAAAAAATTCCTTTTGTAAATGTTTGGTTAAAACAACCCCCAACAGACCAACAATTAAAAGCTATTCAATCTCAAGCAGAAGAAGAAATGCAATCTATGATAGAGGAAATGTCTGTTGGTATAAAAGAAAAAGAATTAGAATTAATGCAATTAGTTAATGAAGGCGAAATGTTGCCAGAAAGAATGCAATTAGAATTAGAAAAATTTTCTAAAGAAATGCAAATGAGAATAGAAGAGCAACGAGCTTTAATGGAAGCTCAATTAGTTCAAGCTCAAACCAAAACTGTTCAAAGTGTAATAGATAAAAGTTCTTTTGATATACAAATGAAATCTGATACATTTGCAGAGTCTGTAGTTGAATATGTAGAATTTTTTAAAACTCAAGTAAAGGTATGTGCTTCAATTGGAGATATGTATTTATACGAAAGTTTATTGCCTATAGAAGATTATCCAATTATTCCAGTTATGTATACTCATACAAACACTCCTTACCCAGTGAGCGCCGTAACTCCTATGATTGGTAAACAAAGAGAAATAAATAAAGCGCATCAAATTATGTTACATAATGCTAATCTTGCTAGTAATTTAAGATGGCTATATACAGAAGGCGCTATTGACGAAGAAGAATGGGAACAATATTCAAGTTCTCCTGGAGCTTTATTAAAATACAGACAAGGATTTGATGTTCCTAACGCTATACAACCTTTGCCTATTAACAACGCTTTTTATACTGTTACTCAACAAGGTAAAAGCGACATAGAACATATCAGCGGTATTTCATCTAGTATGCAAGGAGTAGGAGAAGATAGTCACGAAACATATCGTGGTATGTTAGCTATGGATGAATATGGAACGAGAAGAGTAAGACAATGGGTAAATAATGTAGTGGAACCAGCTTTAGAACAAGTAGGTAGAGTCTTTAAAGAGATAGCTCAATTTACATATACTAGTCAAAAAATATTTAGATTAGTTCAACCAGAAGCTGGTCAAGGAGAGGGAGAAATTCAAGAAGCTTCTATTAATATTCCTATTTATAATGATTTTGGTGAAGTTATAAAAAGATATAATGATTACAATTCAAGTAAATTTGATGTTAGGATTGTATCTGGTTCAACTCAGCCAATTAATAGATGGGCTTTGCAAGATGAATATTTTAAATGGTTTCAAGCTGGATTAATAGATGATATAGCTATGATAGAGCAAACTGATATAAGAAACAAAAAACAATTATTGCAAAGAAAAAGCGTATACTCTCAAATGCAACAACAAATTGCTGGAATGGAAGAGCAGATGAAAGACCAAGAGGGAACTATAGAAACATTAGAAAGACAATTAGTTCAAGCTGGTATTAAAGATAAAATTAACCAAGCTGAAAAAACGATTGATAGACAAGTTACTCAGACCCAAATGGAACAAAGACTTTTAGGCGGTAGAATGAAAGATACCGTTGATTTAGCAAAAAAAGAATTAGCACTAGAAAAGAAAAAAATTAGTGTTGATAAACAGAAAAAATAACTGTAAATTAGAAGGAGAAATACAGTATGAGTGAAATAACACAGGATAACCTACTTATGGATGATGCCGAAAGAGCAGAACAACAAGTAGCCCCTATAGAGCAAGATACTGTGGCTGAAGATTTTTTTTCTCAGCTTGATAAACAAGTTATGGGTGATGTTATATCCCAGCCAATAGAAGAAGCTCAAGAACAACAGATAACTTCCCCTGAAGGGAACCCTGAAGTCGAGCAACAATCTACTCAAGAAGTAGATAATTTAGAAAAGAGATATAGTGATTCATCTCGTGAAGCTAAAAGACTTAACAGTCAATTACAAGAGATTGAACCTTATATGCCTTTACTAAATGCAATGAAAGAAGACCCGAATTTAATTAATCATGTGAGAGATTATTTTCAGGGTGGTGGCTCAGCACCCGAAAGTGTGAAAGAGCGCCTTGGCTTAGACGAAGATTTTGTTTTTGATTATGACGAAGCTTTGTCAGACCCTAAATCTTCATCTGCAAAATTGTTTAATGCAACTGTGGATGGAGTAGTGCAACGAAGATTAGGTGATTTTGCTCAACAACAATCTATACAATCACGTAAAGCTTTAGAAGAAAGTGCTTTTAAAGATAAGTACAAAGTTTCTAATGAAGATTACTCTGATTTAATGGATTATGCAAAATCGCATAAACTAACATTAGAAGATGTTTATTATTTGAAAAATAGAGATAACCGTGATGCTCAAGTAGCTGAAGGTGCTCGACAAGAAATAGTACAACAAATGAAAAATGTTAGAACTATGCCACCTAGCGTTGCTTCGGCTGGGAACGAACAAAGAGATGAACAATCAGTAGACGATGCCGTTTTTGACAAGCTGCTATCACAAGGTGCAGGGCTAGATGAGTTAATGTAAATAAAACAAACCCTTAGGAGGGAAACATGCCTAGTACACCTTTAGCATTGTCGACTTCTACTGGTTTACTTAACAGAGGGAGAGAAGTTGGTGGAGTTAATCCAACAACAGCATACCCTACTGGTGATTTACGTAGACGTTATGACTTTGGTGATAGATTTTCAGAACTTGCCATAGCTCAAACACCGTTCTTTAGACTTGTTTCTACAATGGCTAAAAAACCTACGGATGACCCAACTTTTAAGTTTACCGAGAAGAGACATTCATTCATGAAGCGTTATGTATATATCGTTGGAAGTATTAAATCTGCTTCAACCGATGTATTTGCAGACGCAACCCTAGCACAAGCAGCAAACACTTCAGCACCCGTTGTTGGAAGTGAAGTAAAGCTTTATGCAGGAACAGACTATTACTCAGCTGGAAACATTCAAAATGTTCAAGGCCAAAGTAATGGACAAATTAAAGTAGGAGTTGATGGTACAAGACCACAATTTCTACAACCTAATCAAATCCTTAAAGTACCTATGACTGACGCAGCTGGAAATGCAGTTAACGATTATATGTTAGTTCGCATTACAGCAGTAGCAGACGCAGCAGACAAAGACCTTAGTGGAGCTGGCGGTGCATCCGCTTCTAAACTATCTCTAATTACTGGTAAAGTTCTTAGAATGTCTAGTGGAGCTGAATTAGCATCTTTCTTAGCTAACAATAAACCTGACGTAGAAGTATACGCAGAAGATATTGCTGAAGCATTAGAAGGAAAACGTTCATATGTTGTTGGTACATCATATGGAGAAGGTTCTGAATTACTTGGACAATCTTGGAAAGATAACCCATACTCAACTGGTTACGGACAAACTCAAATCTTTAGAGGCGAGTTTGGTATGACTAATACTGCAAGAGCAACAGCTCTAAAGTATGAACCAAATGAGTGGGCTAGAACATGGAAAGAAAAACTTATTGAACACAAATGGGACATTGAATGGGCTGGATTATTTAGTTCACAAGTTGCAGATGGTTCAGTTAACCACACTCAAGGTGCAATTGATTACATCTTGAATTTTGGTAATATCTTTACATTAGACCTAGCTACAAAAAGTATTGATGACTTCTTACAAGATATGTCACAATATTTTGACCCTAGATACAATCAAGACGGAGCAACAGTATTCTTATGTAGTACTGCTGTGTTTACTTGGTTGCATAAACTAGGTGGGTTCTTTAAGAATAACATTGCTATTGGCGATAATGGTAATAACTTTAATCGCTTTGGAGCAGACTTAGCCGTTACTGGTAGAAAGAAAGTAATGGGATTAGACGTAACAGAAATACAAACAGTATACGGTAAAATGAACGTAGCTAGATGTATTGCCTTAGATGGTTCACACGTTAAAATCGCTGCTATCAACATGAACAATGTTGCTTACAGACCACTAGTTGGTAATGGAGTTAATAGAGATACCTCAATTTACGTAGGAGTTAAGAATTTAGAAAACTCAGGTACGGATAAGAGAGTCGATATGATTCTAACTGAAGCTGGTTTCGAATATAAGATGCCAGAATCACACGCTATTTGGAAATAATCTAAATAGTTAATTTGCATTGGGTCCTTGTAGGTTCTTTACCTCCTTTCTCCCTACGGGGACCTTAATGCATACGGAGAATAGATATGAAATTATGGGAAAAAGTAAATAATATAACTGGTAACGATACCAAGGCTAGATATTTAGTAGAGTATATCAATGCTGGAGCTAAATTTATAGTAGCATCATTACCTGAAAAGTTTTTATGGACTATTGCTTCTGAAGTAGAAGTTACAGGTTGGAATAGTGCTGGTACTGACATTTTAGGAAACGGTTCTTCATTAGCGTATGATAAAATATTAGCAGTTTATCGTTTAGATAGTGGGAAAAAAAGAGTAGCTGTTGAAGCTCCTGATAATAGTATACATATATTTGACGAAGCTGATAGTTTGTTAACGGCTACTGAAATGTTTCCAAAATACTATAAACTAAGTGGTAAAATTTATATTAAACCAGACCCTGATTATAATTCTTCAGGAGCAAATAAAACATATACACCATTAGGGGGCAGTTCTACAACTGTTAATGCTGGTACTGGAGATAAAGGAGTGATTGTTTATTCAGCTCCCCCAATAATTGATGAAAATACAGATGATTGGATTCTTACAGAATATGAAAATATTGCTATACTATATGCTTCTTCTTTAGATTATATGAGATTAGCACAATATTATAGAGGATTATGTAAAACAGAAATAGATAAAATATTTAACACGACTATAGAATCTTTTTCTAGTGAATTGCCTAGTTCTACTCCTATATTTAATTTTAGCGATAGTGTTCCTTCTGGATTTAGCATAACAAGCACTTTGCCAAGTTTTAATTTTGCTGGAATTTTACCAACTAACATTAGCTTAACAAATTCTTTGCCTAGTTCTATAAATGTAACAAGTTCTTTACCTAGCGGATTAGTTTTAAGTAAATCGCTAGAAGATGACTATAACACATTAACTTCTTTACCTTCATACGATTCTGAATCTTTAGTTTTAAATTTAAGTAATTCTTTTGGAGATATAAATAATGCTGAATCAATACTAGAAAGCGGTTTTACTTCAGGAGATACTAGCGCCAAAGTAAGTAAATCAGCTATACATTGGTTGCAAGACGAAGACCCAGAAATGGCAAAAGCTACAACTGAAATTACTGAAATGGAATTAGGTATAGCAAAAGGAAGGTTGGATGTTGAAAGAACTAACATAGAATCGTTTGCTCAAAAAGTAAATCAAAATACTAGTGTTTTTAATAGCAATTTAACTAAATATGCACAAGAATCTAGAACTGAATCTGAAAGAATATCTTCTGGAGTAGCTAATTATCAAGCTGAAATACAAAAAGAAACACAAAGAATTAATTCTGATTTAGCTAAGTATACTAATGAATTACAAAAAGAAGTACAAAGAATACAAACAGATATTTCTAAATATCAATCTGAGCTACAAAAAGAATCAGCAAATAAAAATATTGATACACAAAATTTTTCAGCAAAATTAAATGAAGCAATGCAAAGATTTCAATCAGATATTGCTAAATATCAATCTGAAATACAAAAAGAAGGTCAAAGAGTTCAAATAGATTTACAAAATTATTCGGCTAAATTAAATGAAGCTAATATTAGATACCAAGCAGATTCTAATGTTTTTCAATTAAAAATTGCTAAAGCTAACACTAAATTACAAGAATCTGGTATTAGATTAAATACAGCTAGTGCTTATACTCAAAAAAGTAGAGATAGCATTCAAACATCTCAATTATTTTTTCAAAGAGCTATAGGTGAATTACAAGCAATTACTGGCGCTATAGTAGCTCCTGAACAACAACAACAATCTCAAAGAAGAGAGCAAGGAGCAACATCGTGAAGCTTTTAGAATTAATGGAAAGAGCAAATACTAGAGATACAAAATTAGTCATTGCTTACGTTAAAGACGCAATAAACAAAATACAATCATCAAATGAAATTACTACAACAAGCGCTAAACAAAATATAGTTAAAAATCAAAGAGATTATAATTTGCCTGCTGATTTAATTGCAATTAAACATATTAGTGTTTTAGATACCGAAGATGATAATAAGTATAAAATTATTAGAAGATTAGCAAACGAACCTGTAGTTAGCGAGGATACAAACCCATGAGTTATGACACAGATAGAACTTATGCTTATATACAAAGCGGAAAAAAATTAAGACTTTATAAAATTAGAAGAAGTTCTGGTAGAATTATTGATAATCAAGGTAGAGTCAAAGGCGGAGAATTTGATGATATTATATATCCAGATGAAGCAATTACTTTAGGATTAAGAGTAGAATATACAGCTATAGTAGACCCTTTTGTAGCTGAAGACCCTGAAACTACTTCAGTAGGTAGTTTAACTACAGTATCTTCTCCAATTGAATCTACTCATATAAATTTAAATAGAATGTTAAGTCTAGCAGTTGTAGATTATGTACGTGCTATGATGGCTGAAAGACAAGGAGATATACAGGCAAAAGAGTATTATTTAAGAGAATTTCATAAAAAGGTTGCTGACAATGAAAGCAACAGAAACAAAATGTATATCGCAAATACGATAAAAACGTATGCGGTAAAATAGGGGAATATAATGGCAAGAATAGATTATGCAACAAGCGTATCAGTAATACAAAGTACTACATTAGAAGGAAATACAGTAGAAGCTATTGATGCTGAAATTGGTAGAAGTTTAGGTGGAGGAAACTCTAGTTTAACTTGGGCTGGTTCAAATATTGATGCTTGGGCTGGTGGAGTTATGACACATATAGAAGCAACTACCACTCCAACTCAAGTAGCGGCTAGTGGAGATGATGGTGTTTGGATAAAACACACGGGCTTAGAACATGTAACTGCAGCTCCTCATTTAGGTACGGCTGCTAATAATGACGCTGTAACTATAAAATTAGCTTCAGCAAGTCTTTGCACACTAAATAGCGGAGATTGTATTTTTATACCAAAACCTTTGGGAGCTATTAATGTAGTAGGAGCAGATAATACTGGTCCAGCAATTGAATACGCAAAATTAACTTAACAGGAGAATAAAATGGCAAAAGGACTTAATGATTACGCAGTACAAGAAAGTGTTGCTCCGTATATCAAAGCAGTAGTTGCAACGGGAAGTGACCAAGACGCTTGTAGAGCTGTGCACATGAAGGGCACATCAGCAAACGTTAATTTAACAGTAAATGGTGTTGTAGTAGCATTTCATTTGTTAAAAGGACACACATATCCAATTTGTGCAACAAAAAGTAGTTCAACAGACGTAGTACTTTTATATTAGGAGTATATAATGATTACCGCAGAACAATATCAAGATATACAAATAATGCAAAATACTGATTTTGAAAACACTATTACATTTACAGCGCCACATGATACTGGTGATTATGACTATAGAGTAATAATAGCTAAAGATTTTTCTTCAAGTGCTGATATTACATTAACTGTTGGTGCTGGATTAACTAAAACAAGTGCTACAGTTTTAACTATGACAATAGCAGATACAGTTACAGATGATTTAGCTGATAATTATGAAGGTGTTTGGGAATTAGTATCTAAAAAAACTAGTGGTGGTAAATTAACAAGAGAAATACAAGGCGATGTTGTAGTTTCTCCTGGATTGGTAACGGCTTGGTAATGGCTATTAGTGCAAAAGTATCAACTCCTGTAGAGGTTAAGACTAATGTTGACAATCAAAGTGTTAACAAGTCCGTAGGCGTACAAAATGCGTCTAAAACCGATGATACGTTTACAATTAATGCTACTGAGATACCTATATCACTTACAGGCACAACAGCGGCTAATTTGCAAGATGCGGTGCAAGAAAATGTAGATGGTAGTGGAATTATTTCATCTTCAAATGTAACAACTACAGATTTAACAAAATTAAAAAATATTACGGCTACTGCTTCTGAATTGAATCAGTTAGACGATAAAGTAATAGGGGGAACTAATAACGATGATATTGTAGACGTAGGTTCTAATCAAACGTTATCAGGAAAGACAATAGAGAGTAATACTTATACTTAATAAAAGGTAAAATAAAATGGCGAATACATTTCAAATAAAAAGACACTCAAGTAACACTAATAGTAGTGCCCCTGGAACTTTAGCAAATGGTGAGTTAGCATTAAATCAAGCGTCTAAAAAGTTATTTGTTGGAAGACATAATAATTCTAGCGTAGAAGTGTTTCACTTACCTACATTGCAAGATTTAACTTATGGTGCTGGTATTAGCGGTACAGTAGCTTCTGGTTCAGACAACAATGCATCTACAATAGCGGTAGATTTAACTGACTCTAACATTTTTGCATCAACAAGTGCAAAAGGTATTGCTTCGTTTGCAAGTGCAGACTTTTCAGTATCTAGTGGAGTAGTATCTATTGGTTCAATAGGAACTTCGCAAATTGATGCTGATGCAATTACTGGTGCTAAAATAGCTGATGACCAAATTAATAGCGAACATATTGTAGCTGATTCTTTAGATGCTGAACATTATGCAGCTAGTTCTGTAGATACTACAGCTTTAGCTAATAATTCAGTTACTTCCGCAAAAATAGTTGATGGAACTATAGTTGCTGGAGATATAGCTAACGATACTATTACAGCGGCTAAATTAGCGCATGATTTGACGCTACCTGGAAATATAACATCTGGTGGTAATCTAACAGTTACTGGTAATTTAACAGTACAAGGTGATACTACTACTTTAAATACAGCAACATTAACTGTAGAGGATAAAGAGATTGTTATAGCTAACGGAGCAGCAGATTCAGCGGCAGCAGATGGAGCTGGTATTAGAATAGACGGAGCAAGTGCAACATTATTGTATGACGATACTGGAACTCAATGGGAAATGAATAAACCCCTAGAGATTACTGGTACATTAGCGGTATCTAGCACATCTACATTTACTGGAGCTATTACAGCATCAGGTGGATTTACTAATACTACTTTTGATTGTGGTACTTACTAATAGAGGGTTGAGTGGCAAATATAATAAAAATTAAGCGTGGTTCTGGCGAACCTGGAACTTCAGATTTAGCTTATTACGAGTTAGGTTATAGAACTGGTACAGAAGAGCTATACATTAACGATGGCGGAACAATTCGTCAAGTTGGTAGCGGTAGTAGTGGAGGTGGAGCTGTAGATTCTATAGCTAACTTTGCTGACAATAGACTTCTTACAGCATCTGACGCTGATTCTATTAACGGAGAAGCCAATCTTCTTTTTAGTGGTTCTACTTTAGAAATAAACAATACTGGAGATTGGAGTTATATTCTTAACAATACTAATTCAGGTGGACTAAGATTTGGAAGTAAAGATTCAGGTGGAACATTAGCATATCAAATAGAAATATCTAATACTGGTAATTATGTAAAACTAAATGAAGATGTACAACTACCAGCTACCAAAAAACTTTACTTAGATGGTGGTGGTGATACTTATTTACACGAAGATTCAGCAGATTCAGTTTATATGGTTGTTGGTGGTGTAAATGTAATGAGATTTTATGAAACCAGTAGTGCAGGGTATGCTTATGCTCCTGATAACTTTTATGTTGGTGTTGGTAATGGAATTGATTTTACTATGCGACACGATGGTAATAATAGTTATCTTAAAAACACAACTGGTAATTTACATATAAGAGGTAGAGATGATGGATATGTTACTATTGATAGCAACGATGGAACTGAAAGCATTGTTTGTGATTTAAAATCTGAAGTAAAAATTAAACACGCAGGAACAACTGTGTTTGAAACAAATAGTTCTGGATTTCAAATGCCAGCAACTAAGAAATTTTACCTTGATGGTGGTAATAATACTTACTTTACAGAAACAGCATCAGACTTAGTAGATATGTATGTTGGTGGAGTTCTGATGATGAGATTTGAAGAATCAGGAACAGATTCAGTATTTACCAATGACA